TCAGGACCAGGGCCACCGTCAGGACCAGGGCCACCGTCTGGTCCTGGCCCACCGTCAGGACCAGGGCCTCCATCAGGACCAGGGCCTCCATCAGGACCAGGGCCTCCATCAGGTCCTGGAGTCCCAGGGCTTCCATCTGGGCCCGTAGGTCCTGGAAAACTAGATAGATAAGCCTTTACTGACTGCTGCGTTGGCACTTTTGTGTCAGAGTCAGAGACCATGTCATTTTCATCTAACACCCAGCTATAAGAGCTTACATCAGTGACTGCAGCAAGCTTAGTTGAGATGTATGTCCAAAATCTGCTTAGAGCAGACTTTTTTGTAGAAGCTTGTGTTCCTTGAGCATTGTCATCGATAAGCACCAGGTCAGCGTCTGCAAGATCTGCATCCATTGCATCAGCATCAGTAAGGTCTACGTCCTTACCCTTTACCAGACGGTATATGTCTGAGTCACCAAGTTGTTTTATAATTCCTCCTAATCTAACTGACATTACGTTTCTACGGTAAGGGTGAAGGATGCGTTTGTGTATTGCTCAGGGCTTTGAAAAACCTTGTATGTCTCGACATACCCACTACTGTTTGTCACACTGACATCAGTAAGAGCCGTAAAGTCGGTTGGGTTCGGGCCTATCTTAAAGATCGGGGTCCCAGACAGTCTGCTCGGATAGCAGTAGTAGTAGTACTGCGTACCCGACGTAGTAACACTGGTCTCAGATAATGAAAAGTCGCTGCCAGTAAACGGACTGTTAGAAAGATCGATAATTTGTGATGAGGTCAAAGAGCTGTTGCTGCTACCCCCATGAAAGACCCTATTCTTGAAGTAGAACGTCAGTGACGCCGTGTCCTGTGTAGTACCGTCGTTTGCCGTAAGACTAAATCTAAGAGTCTTTCTTTCAGAGCTATCTCAGGTAGTGTCGTTGGGGTAGTATACGTCGAAGTCAGCCTGTGCCGTGCCACCCCTAAAGTCTACAAGAGTCTGCGGCGTTCCCGCCGTTAGGTCTGAAGTCTCTACAGTAAGAGCGCTACTTCCCCACCCTTGGCTAGAGCTCCTGTTAGTCACAGAGATAGTGTTCGTACCAGAAAGCGTCCCCCCAGAAACATTGTTGTAGTTCGCGTTGAACCCCTCACAGTTCTCCTTGAAGATGTTTGTCGTTGCCCCAATCTCATAGATGTTGCTAGTGCCAGAATCAATTGTATCACCAGAAGAGTCCTGCAAGACAAAGCTCGTAACGTCCAGAGTCAATATTGTGCTTCTGCTCATCGTAGCCCTGTATATCGCTGTAGACCCTGAGTTAAGACCATATAAAAAAGCTTGACTGCTAGTGGCAGATTCATCAAATAAAAGTTCGTATTCAACCCCACCAATAGTGAAGTCAGAGGCTGACGTAGGCTGCGCAGACGTCACGTTTACCTTCGAGGACACCTTATCGCTGTTAGCTGACACGGCAGAATTGTTAGCCACCTCGGTGTCGAAGTCGCTGATTGTGGACGCGGGTTGATTTCCCGTGTGGTTGGCCCTATCGTCTACCCCTTCAAGTTTCGTCCTTTCGTCTGCGGTTATAATAGCCCCACTACCAGCGTTAGTTACGTCACTATGAGTTGTAACAGAATCGTCTGCACTTACCTTGTCAGTGTTTGCTGTGATTGCATTTGCTTGAGCTTGAGTTATGCCCGTCTTCGCTGTGTTATCCGTAATCGCGTTTGCCTGTTCCGAGGTTATACCCGTCTTGGCGGTGTTGTTTACGATATCCGCAAACTTTGAAGCCGTAAGAAGTCCAGCATCGGTTGTCGTAGCCGCAGGAAGAACCACGTCATCACCGCTACTAGAGATAACCGTTATGTTAGATGAAGTAACCGTTTTACTAAGGTCTGTTTCTCCACCACCCGTTGAAGAAGAGGATATAGTGACCGTATTGCTTCCATCATCTGAAATTGAGACGTTATCACCAGCAGATAAAGTAATACCCCCAGTTAAACTGTTTACAGACGACACCCCACCAGCTGGCCCTGGAGGACCTGCAGGTCCAGACAATCCCGTAGTTGGCGCCGTTACATTAATAGGGTTTACAGGTAACTGATTAACAGATATTAAAGGCGAAAAGACAGGGGATACAGAAATCAATGAAGGAGACGGTATAAAAACCTTAACCTCAGAGCTTGATTGGTTTACATTAACCACCTGTACTCCACCAGATTCTGCTGAAACAGAAGGTGTTACAGTTGGAGTTACCGATATAGTGGCAACCTCAGAAGAAGTCACTTTTACATCGGGCATTAAACAGTAGTTATATCAGCGTTTACTTTAAAAGTTCCGTACAAATATGTGGTGACCTTACTGTCTCCGTCTACTGTGGTATCAGCATCTGTATTTTGTAGGTCATAAACATAGAGACCTGGTGTTACAGAAGCCATCTCACTAGCAGAAGCTTCTATTGTAATTTTGTTCTCAACCGTAGTGTTGTAGCTAAACACCGTATCAGCAAGTATTGACGTGGCGTCAGACGCATCAGAAGACTTTACATCCATATCCCACTTAGAATCATTTGCCGCGCCTTCTTCACCAGTTCTCGGTACCCCAGTACCGAAATCTACGGTGAGTACGAAGCTGTCTCCTTTTCTGCAAACTATATCCAGCCTTGCTGCTGTGTCAAGATTAACCTGCGCCATTTTGTATGATCTGATTTATAATGTCCTGGGGTGACTCCTCCTGACCGCCACCAGGTTGTTCTTGTAATTCTCCTCTCTCCCCTTGTCTTTGGGAAACGAGCTTGCTCTGCTCTACAGCTTGCTTCTTAACTCTATCGTCCTTCCTGTCTTCCTTCAGCACCTCCAGCTTCTCCTTGAACTCTTTGTCGTCAGTCTTCAGTCCAAGAGTAGCCTGAGCCTTGATGATCTCAATCTCCTTTCTGTGCTCGTGCTTCAACGTCTCCATCTGTGCCTCTAGCTGAGATTTCATCTGCTCCATCTGGCTGTCTATCTGAGCTTTAGCTTGCATCTCTTGCATCTTAGCTTGAGACGCAGCTTGGGCGGACTGAGCTTGGGCCTGTGCTTGCATCTGAACGTTTTGCTGTGCCATCTGCTGGTTTGTAGCAATACGCTTTTTGCGGCGGATGACAAGCAGCCTTTCAGCTTGATTGATGTCCTTCAGTTGTCTAATGGCAATCGCGTCCTCTATGTCAAGTTCCTTCTGCGCAAGCGAAACCTGTATATTTTGTTCGAGGTACTGCTTTTCTACGTCCTCCATCTCTTTAACTACCTGCACCCCAAAGTTGTACATAGACAGTCGGTTAAAGGTATTTATGATACCTATGTTTTCCTTGCCTATAGCATTTTCATAGGCCTTGTACAATATGCTCTCCCTGGGTATGACCTGTAGGCACTTGACTATATCCGAACAAACCCTCTTGAACAAGATCATGGCTGAGTTCGTAATATCGTAAATAGCGTTATTGCCAGCTGCGATAGCCTGTTGTCTCACCCCAACCAACTGCTCACCCTTCGGTGTAGTTCCGTCCATGGCTTCGTTGATGCCTGTAGCATCTCGAATCATCCTTAGGTAGTGATTGTATAGCGCGATGAACTCATTGATGTTCCGTATGCTATTCCCAATCTCTCTGATAGGCGGGTTCTGGAAGCCACCCTCAGGGTTTTTGCTCCTGTAGTAGAAGACGCCCGTTTGCTCGTATATGTCGTGCAACTCTAGCGGCTGTAACTCCCCTCCCTTTCCTAGCTGAACATTCTCTAACCCCTCAATATCAATGATAATCCCGTCTGGCTTAGCCTTTGCTATAGCTTGCTGGATCTTCAGGTGGGTAAGCTGAAGCTGGTCTGCAAAACCTACGCACCCATCCACCATTGATTTGGGCATCATAGACTCTAGGTTTGTAGCAACGACAGAATAAGATAGATTGGCCTTAGACAGGTCGTGCATGTTCTTCGGGATGTTGGTTTTCATCCCGTAGTTAAAGATCATGTCACACCCCACGATGTAGCAACCACCATAAACAGTTGCGTTTTCTATTTTCTGTACATCCCTCTTGTACACGGAGTTAGAGGACTCCTTGTAGCTCTCCCCCTTGAAATAGAACCCTACGTTTCCGTACTTGCTCTCTTTGCTTTCAAAGACCATGCAGTCTACGGACTTAAACTCAAAGTCCATAACCTCTACCATGTACTCGTCATAGCCAAACTTATACTTACCCATGTAGTCGTCATACATGGATTGACCAATCTTACCTGTATCGTAGTTGTACTTCTTTGCAGCCTTTTCTGCTATCTTCCTGTACTGATCTTCATCAAACTGATCTCCAGCCATTCGCTTTAGCTCTTGGATAGAAACCTTTTTTACGTGACCAGCATACACTATGTCAGAAAAGTTTGGGTCTTCTGTATAGCTATGTATAAACTTAGCTGGATCAACGTACTCAGTGCTAATACCGTAGTTCGGGTCGTTTGATCGCTTAACCACAGACATGCCAAGAACAGCGAGGTCATTAACGCATCTTCTGTAAGTGGTGTCATTAAAGTCATTCCACTTTAAGGTCATGTTCGTAGCAATCTGAGCAGCAATCTCAGAGCTAGACTTAATGTTGTTCCCCATAAAGATTTCAGCCTCCTCAAGGGTTTCTGGAATATTATCGGTTTTAGCTATCTGAACGCCAGTTTTTTTCTGGGCTTCGATTAGTTTCTCTCTGTTTTTTATAGTCGCCTCAAGCTTTCTTCTCTCCCTGTCTTTTTCGTTTGACGAAAGGGGATCAACAGCTTCTAGGTTTGGATAAGGATCAGAAGAAAGTATCTTGTTTACTACAATCCTAACAAACTTAGGTAGTATCGGGACGGGCGTAAAGTCAAGATTCAAAAAGCTTCCGTCGCCATTGTTTGGATCAAGGCTAGTAAGAAGCTGCCTGTATATCGTAGTATCTTGGGTTCCGTTGGCGTACTTCCTGTTTTTCTCGAAAGTTTTTACGCGCTTTTTCATAAGGGAACCGTCCCTTTCGGTGCTACCCCATTGGTTTGAGATAGCTCTAGCATACCTTAACCCATACTCCCTCCCCTCTTTTACGGACCTAGGGGCCAGGGGGTCTGGAAAGTTTATACTGTTTTTGCCCTGCTTTCCGTACATCTAGTGGCAAATATAGCAAACTTAGCGGTGCCACTCTTTTACTTTATTCTTCCTGAAAAACACCTTCTCGCTTAAATCTGATTTAGGCTTTTTCTGAACTCCTTTCTGGGCCCCAAGCAACGCCAACCCTGAGCTAATAGTCAGGTCGTACTTAGTTCTATTGCTAATTTTATACCCTATCCAATCCTCTAAAGTATCGTTGAAATACATGTTTCCAAAATCAGCGGTCTCAGCCTTGACTCCAACGTGATTATGAATATAAGTCTCTATAGCGTGTGCGTGGGCCTGGATAACATCTTGAGAGTTAGATGGAATCCCTTTGGTTTTTACATTTACCTTGGAGTTTGATGTTTTCAAGTGGTCTGGCCTGTTCATAACATAACCATCGTAACCCCTTGACTCAAAGTACCTTACTATTCCGTATTTGTTATTCTCAATTAACAGAGGGAAACCATAATAAAAAGCGGCCATAAGTACGTCTTCATAGAATACGCTGGCTAGATCTGGCCGAGAGGCATACTCCAAAACAAACATGTTGCTTGGAACCTGATCGTTCATATTAAACTTATTGTACAGGTGCATAGCCCCTTTAGACCCTCTGCCGTCTACAGTTTCGTCAAGGTCGTAAGAGTCTACGCCGCCAACCCCATACTGAGCATTTGGCGGCACTCTTTTGCCTCTGTTGTCTGCAGTTTTATTCCGCATCTCTGGAGGGGGCTGCCAAGCTATTCGGAACCTACCCCTAGAGTCTGGAGAGAAAATGACCTCTTTGTCTTTCTCCTTCCACATAAAGTTGCCCCTTACTATAGGATTTGGGTAGAGGTTATTGTTCCAGTCTATCTGCTGGTATATTTTACCAATATTGAATATGCTCCCCTCGATACTATCTCGGAAGGCTTCGTCTTCTGTCAGAGGAAACTGTCGTATCACCTCGTTCAGCTCCGAGGGATCGTGCTTGAGGCTGTCCCTTTCGTTCTTTAGGTAAGTTGTGCTCCCCTGGTCTATGGGTTCTTCGTCAATGCCCTCTATTGGGCTAGAAGGATCATCCACAACAGGGTTACCGTACCTATCAAAAAACCCTTCAAGAG